GGAAGAGCTGCGAGTTCTGTACCCGATCTCGTACATCACCAAGAAGGACATGATGTCTCGAACCGAAGCACCGCCCATGCGTGTGGCTGTGATGAAGATTACCAAGCGAACCTACGATGACGACCAATTACCAGCACCTGTTATCCAACACGAAGCTGTTCCCTTGGCCATCAACTAAGAAGGGGCAGGGGTTCTTCATCCCCTGCCTCAACACCCACGAGATGACGAAGCTGGGGATGAGCGCTGCCCTGCGCTCACGAGTGTTCAATGCCAAAGCGCACATTGCTGTGCGCGATGGTCTTATTGGCGTTTGGTTTTTTCGCTGAGCTTGTAGAGCATTTCCGAATAGGTGTTCTCTTGCTTCTTGAGCGCGGCCAGCATCTGATCCTTCTTCTCTTTTGAGAGGTTGGGGTTGGCTCTGATCTGACGCTCAAGCGCAAAGTACTCGCCCATCTGTTGACGGAAAGCACCGGCCTCGGAAGCGGCACCGATAAGCGCTGCGTTCTTCTGGGCGTAGGTTGCTGCTTCTGCGCGTTGGCCACGGGCAACCAAGTCCTTGTAGGTTTGTTGTGCTTGCACGATCTCGTCCATGCGGTCATACGCACGATCAATCAGGAAGCGGCCTTCGGCTGGCTGGAACAGACCGCCAACAAACGGCAGTTTGTTCATAGCTGTCGAGGCTTGCTCACCTTCTTTCACAGGGTTGAACTCACGCAATACAGGGTTGAGTGTTGACAACAACGCGATACCAAGATTGCCTGTGTAGCCCTTCACAAAATGCTCAAGCATGATTGGAGACACGCCTACATGACCTGTGATACCGCCAAGCATACGCGCCACTTGCGTGGTCTCGGAACGGAAGCGATTCTGCGCCTCGATGTTCTTCTCGCGCTCGGACTCGACGGGGCCCATCCCTGTCTGGTTGTAATATGCTTCGAGGAACGGCTTGGGGCCGGTGGGAATAACGCCGGGGGCAGACTGCAAGAGCAACTTGCCCATACCCTTGATAGCGTCCTTGTCCGCTGTGTTGCCAGCCGCCATGTCCACCAACATCTGGGGCAGACCCATGAACAACACACCCGTTTCAAACGGCACTGGGATTTTCAGCATGTCTTTGGTGCCGGGCAGCGGCACGAAGATGTTGCCGTAGCGTTCTTCTGGGCGAGCCTTCTTGTAGCCTTCGTCGTCTTGCATCATCATGGCGTAAGCCAGCGACATCGCAAACAACATGGAGCCACGCGCAACAATCTTGCGCTGGATTTCCAAACGCTGGGCGAACGGCATCTTGCCTGTCAACGAACGGTACAACACATCCAGACCTTGAATCTGTGCGTTGAAGAACGGGATCATGGTGCTCAACATCTGCATGCTGGGCGACAGACCACGGCGGCTAAAGTTCTGCGCTTCAAACGCACGGAACTGCGCTTGCGCTTCGCTAAAGCCTTTCTTCAAGCTGTCTTCGTAGATCACAGCACGGGTGGCAGTATCGGCCTGCAACGCCATGTTGTCGAGCTTGCTGATCCATTTATCCCAAGTGGTGCGGCCAGCAGCCACATCGTTGAGGAACTTCTGCATGTCTTGCTCGCCGCCGGTGTAGACATTCGAACTAACAATCAAGCCGCGCATCAAAGCGTTTTCGGATGGGCTGCGGTCAGCTCGCATGTCACGCATCTGCTTCAAAGCGTTGAGGATAGGCACGCCGTCCACACCGCCGGTAATGGCCGCGTTGACGGGTTCGCGCAACAGTTGGCGGATGACATACGCGGGGCTTCGTGTGATGAACTTGCGCAGCCAGTTGGCGGGAACGCCCATCATGCGAACGAAGTCGGGTATCGTGGTCTTGATACCTTCCATGCCTTGCACGATCAGATTGGCGGGGATGCCAAAGGTGTCGGAGTCAATCACAGCAAAGTGATCTTCACCTTCAATCTTGTAGTGCACGGTGTCCTTGTTGGCAAAGCCAGCGCCCTTACCCATCTTGGACACAAAGCCTGCTTTGTACAGAGCGTTGGATGTCTCCATCGTTGCTTTGTTGCGCATAGCCGCACGGGTCAGCATGAAGGTGTTTTGCACCGCGCTGGTCAGTATCGGCATGATGTGCTTGTCGTCGCCCAAGAACTGCTTGAGGTCTGGGTTGTCCTTGATGTTGCCAATAGTGACGGGCTTCTCGCCAGCCACATACAACTGCACAACTTCGTTCTCGATACGATAGAACGGCACATAAGGCGTGCTGGCCAAACGCTTCACTTCGTCTTTGCTCAGGTATCCGCACTGTGCAGCAAAATCCAAAAGACCTTGGTTGTACTTTTTGTACTCTTCAATCGTACGATCAATCGTGCTCTTCAACGCTGGGTCAGCGTTCATGCGGCGCACATCGGCTTCGTATTCGGCTTTGGCGGCAGCAGGGTCAGAAGTGTTGAGGCGTTGCCAACCGTTGGGCAGTGCGCTTGCACGCTTGCCTGCGATGATGCTTGTCAGCATGCGTTCAGCTTCGTCGGCAGACATGTCACCGATGTTGGCCATATCCTCAACGCCCTTGCTCACATTGAGCAGGCTAGGGCCAGATGTAGACTCAAAGCGGTATTCGGTACCACCCGCCTTCTTATCGGCAACGATGCGCACAGGCCCGTCGGTAATGAACTGACCAGCAGCCTGCGTCACTTGCTCGCCCATACGCATAAAGTACTGGGCGTTGAACGCTTCCATCGAAGTCAGCTTGCCTTCGCCTTCGGCGGCAATGATGCCAGCATCTGCGGCAGCCAAGCGGTCAATGTACTGCACACGACCAGCAATACCAAACACATTCTTGCGGAAGGTCTCAATCTTGCCGGGGGCGTAGCCAACAATAGCGGACTTGGGCTTTTCTGCGGCGCGATAGATAGACGGCAACACGCCAACATCGTCAGGCATGATGTAGTTCTTAGCCGGTGCGTAAATCGTTTCAATCAAACGGCTGGCCTTTTCGCTCACAGATTCTTTTGGCGAGTAGCCAATCAAGCGCATGATGGCCGACCAGAAACGCTTAATCCAAGGCTTCTTGTCCAGCTTGGCACGGAAGTCGGCGTTGGACTGAACTTCGGACACAAACTCAAGCTCGTTCTTGACGCCGTATGCTTTGGAACCGTCGGGTCCGTTCAGCTTGGGGTCGGCCTTGGCCAACTTGTACATCGCCACAATCTCACGACGAGCAGCCAACTGAGTAGGAGTCAAGTCTGCTTCTGGCATGGTCATGGTGCGCACAGTCGCAGCGTGGGTCACCTCGTGGATGATGTCTTCTTCGGCAATCTCGTTGCGGAAGAACACGGTGTTAGTAGCGGGGTCGTACGCGGCGGGAATAGCGTTGCCGTACTTGTCCACCAAGTCGGGGTTCATCTTGACCTTGGTGCGCAGCACCAACGGACGCAGCTTCTCAGCTTGCTCACGGATGAGGGGCGAGTGGCCAACTTGCGACAAGTAGTCCAGCGCATCCAACAAACGCCCGTCGCGGATGGCTTCGGCGGTGGTGAGTTCAGCACGATGACGGTAGCCTGTCTTGTACGAGGTCTCCATCAAATCGTTGTAAGCGTCGTCAACTGCCTTCATCGAACCGGTTTGTTGGCGGTTGTCAGCTTGGTCGATTGCCGCATCAAGGGCGTCGTTGGCTTGTTTCTTGCCGGTGGTGCTTGGCTGCAACTCAGCCATAGCTTGGGCGTTTGCAAGTTTTCGTTCAGCACGCTCAAAGTTCTCGTTCGCCATTTCCACAGAGTCACGAGCAATCTCTTTGGCTGCGGGTGTCTGCGCTTCACGGAGGTCTTTCTCCGCCGCTTTCAAGGCCGCTAGTGCATCGCGAGACTCTTGGCGTGCAGCAATCACTTCCAGTGTGCCGCCTTCGGCAAGCCATTCGTTACCACGCGACACCATGTTGCTGACCTGTGCTTTGGTCATGCCTTCGGTGGCTGCTTTGTACTTGGCTTCCAGTTTGGTCTTACGCTCACCGGTGGCAGCGTCGACCTGTGTCTTCAAGGTAGCAAGGCTGATAGCGTTTGCAATCTCGGGGTCCATGTCGCTGGCGCGAATACGCACAGCGCCTGTCTGCACCGGTGTGTTCTTCTTGCCTAGAGGTACGCGTGACTCTGGCGTGCCAGACAACAACTGACCGGGCGGCATAGTGCCACGACGAGCAACGGGGCCTTCTTTGCGAGGAGCCAAACGCTCACCCTCGACAGGTTTGGGCTGCACAACCTCGACTTCGCGGTCTTCCTTGCCTTCGCCAACAGGAGTAACCACACGCTGCCCCAAGGCTTGAACTTGCTCAAGTTGTTTCTCCAACTCTTTGATCTGCGCGTACACGCGATCAACTTCCACTTGGTCGCCGCCGGCACGAACTGTTTCAAGTTCAGCTTGTTTGAGCGCCAACAAACGACGCACATTGGTGCGTGCCATCGTAGCCAACTTGTTGGTAGTGTCGGTCTCAAAGCGAGTGCCGGGCAGACCCAAACCTTCAGCAATACGTTGTTTGCGTTTGGACTCTTCCTCAAGTTCTTTCTTACGCGCTTCTGACAGCGTGGCGGTGGCTTCGCGCTTGGCGATGTTCTCGGCAGCCTTGGCCTGTGCTGCCTTGGTAGCGAGTTGTTCGACCTTCTTGGCCATGACATTTTGCTCGGCAGCCATCTTTGCAAACTGCGGTGACAGCTTGGCCAAATTGTCGGCAGATGTAGCAACCGCTTGCTTCAAGTCTTCGCCGTACAAACGGGTCAAGTTCAACTGCGCCACACGCGCTTCCATGTACGCTTGTTGCAAAGGGCGCACTTCGTTGGCTTGATGGGAGGTGTAAGCGTCATGCGCCACACGCTCGGCATACTCGGCGTTGGAGAGCTGAGCCGCCGTTGTCGGCGTCATCTTGGACTTGTAAATCTTGTCGTACTTTGCCTTTGCTTTGTCGTAAGCAGCCAGCAAGCTGTCGGCTTCCTTCTCCGCAAAGTTAAGCTCTTGCGCTTTTTCAAACGCGGCTTTGTTCAAACGACCTACCAGCTTGGCAAATTGCGGCTGCCAGACGGCGCGATCTTTTTTGACTTCGCGGTATGCGGCTGCAACATCTTCTGGCTTGGCGTCGGGGAAGTCCTTGGCCATCGCTTCGTTGAGCTTGGCAATCTCAGTCTCTGTTTCCTTGGCCAGCTTGTCTGAGTAGACCTTATCCAGCGCGTCCTTCAATGTGTTGTATTCAGACGACAGTGTTGCAACCGTTTTCTCGAGGTCTTTCTTTGCCTGTGTCTTGATTTCCAACTCGCCTTCAACGGCGGCAGTAACCTTTTGTAACTCGGCAGCAGAACGCACAGCAACCGCAGACTGCTTGAGCGTGTCAACTTTATCTTTTTTGGTCAGCTCAGTAATGCCCCAGCTTGTCAACTTCTTGGGCGCGACACGGGTAGCACCAGACACGGTGCGATAGCCTTGACCTTCAATCAAACGCTGGGCTTCAGCGGTGCCGGGCACCACGCCGGTACGCACAGCTTCTTGCTGCTCATACGCACGCTTGCGGCTTTCTAGTTTTTCAACTTCGGCACGAGCTTTGTCAATGTCGGCAAGGTTCTTCTCAATAGCCGCGTTAAGCACCTTGGTGTTGCGGCCTTTCATGACATTGTTGAGGTACTTGATCTGTTTTTCTAGATCGCCGTAGTACGCCTTGTCACGCTCTGTCTCTTCCTTGGTACCGGGGTACTTGGACTTCAAGACCTTCACGGTCTCAGGGTCCATGCCAGCGGTGTTGTCGGTCTGCACCTTGTGGATTTGCAGCTCTTCCAACTTCTTAGCGGCAACTTCGCGCAAGTATCGGGTAGGGTCGCCGCCTTGATCGGCCAAGGCAATACGCAAATCTTCGTTCAAAGTTTGCAGGTTGACCATTTTTGTGCGAGCTTTGGTCAGCGCATCTTCACTTGGTGCACGCACCCCAGCACGACGCTCAAAGCCGGGCAAAGTAGGTGTGCGTGAGCGCACGGCCTTCTCGCCTTTTTCTTCCGTTTCAGCAATGTCATACTCAAGCGATGTGACAGCCTTCTCCACTGCTTTGATAGAACGCTCGTCGCCAACTTTCTTGAAGTAGGGCAGCTTTTCTTTTAGGTCAGCAAGCTGGGCTTTCATTTCAGCCAGCGTTGAGGAACCTTCGGCCACACGCGCAGCTTCGCGTTGCTCAACAAACGCGCCGTAACGATCGCTGACTTTGCCTGTCAGTCGCTCGTATTCGCGCTCCAACTTCTCAATCTCAGCGTCGGCTTCTTTGAGGGTGAAGGTTTCCTTGCTGTACTTGTCAGCCAGCGCTTGCAGCTCTGGTGTGCGACCCAGTTGATTGCGGCGCTCAAGACCTGCTTTAACTTCTGCGCGGCGTGCATAGGCTTCGTCAAGGTCTGCTTTGACTTTATTGGCTTCGCCACGGGCTTCTTCCAAGTCGCCAAACAAATCGCCTTGCTCTTGTGCTTTGGCTTCGTATGCAGGCGTGCTGATTTCTGTCAGACGATCGTAGGCACGCTGTGCTTGCAACAACGCGTTCTGTGCTGTATCGCGTGCAGCTTTGAGGTCTTCAAGCGCTTGCACCTTCTCGGGAGAAGTTGGACGGCCAGCTTTTTGAATCTTTTCGTTGAGGTCTTTAATCAGTGCACGAGCATCGCGTGCCTCTTCCATCAAGCGTTGTGCTTGCTCGATAGGGAACTCTTGGACACGCGTAGGCTCAGCCTTCTCTTTGGCCGGTGGCGCTGCTTCAAACGCCTTGGTTGCCTGACGCTTCTGTGCTTCAACATCGAACAACGAGGCTTGCTCACCAGCCAGTGCGCCTTTTTCTTTCGCAGTAGCCAGCGGCAACAGACGGTCAATCAGGTCGGCAACGCGCTCGTCACTGACACGCTGCAAGGCAGTATCGACATCGGGAGCGGCTTTTTCTTTTTCGCCACGGGCAGCAAGCTGCAAGTCTTCGCCAGTTAAACGAGTGAGCTTTAATCTATTTTCGCGGTCTTCAACAACTTTGCGACCCATCTCAATCTTGCGCTGTACTTCAGCCAACGATTGTGTGAGTGCTTCGTATTCTTTTGATAGCAGTGATGGGCCGGCTTCTCCGGCTTCTTCCAACTGCTTTTTGACTTCGCGAATCTTTGCTTTGAGGCTTTCAGCCAAGGCGTCACGGTCTTGGCCATACATGACATTCTCAGGGTCTTCCTTGAGACGGCTCCAATCCTGCTCGTTCAAACGAATGAGATTAGAGACTTCGGACTTGCTGGCACCGCGAGACTTACGCAACATCGCACGGGCTTCTTGCAAACGCTCACGCTTTAGCGCCAACTCAAAAGGAGACAGCTCTTTGTTGCCAATGCGTGTCAGCGCTTCGGTTTCTTTTTCAACCAACGCACGGCGTTCTCTAGCGGCTTTAGCGCCAGCAGCAATCTCGTCAGCAAGAGGAGACTCGACAGCGTAGCCTTCAAACTGCAACTCGCCCTGCTTCTCAGCTTCAGCAAGTTGGCGTGTCAGTCGGCGAATCTTTTCGATGTCTGCGCCTTCGCCGTTGCTTTGTTCTTTTTGAATCTTAGCGCGGATGCTTTCAGCGGACGGTGCTTGTGTAACAGGTTGCACCTTTTCAAGCATGGGCTCAAACTTTTGCAAGTTGCCCATAGCAGTTTTGTAGCGTTCGATCTCGCTGTCATAGCGTTGCAACTCGGCAGTTGTCTTTGCCGTTGTCAACCCCGTATATGCCTGCGTAATCAGGCCATCCAGCTTTTGTTTTGTGGCTTCGTATTCATCGCGTGATGGCACATATGGTTTGAGCGCATCTTCTAACGCGTTGCGACGGTTCATCATCGGCTGTCGCTCAGCAGGCGTTAAGCCTGTTGCAGCCTTCATCTGTGCATCAAGCTCTTGAATCTGACCAAAAATGTTTTGGGCTTGTGCAACATCCGACGCGGTTTCTTGTTGCTTGGCCTGTGCCTTTTCGCCAAAGACTTCTTCGGTAGCTGCTTCACGCAGCTTTGCTTCTTCCTCGGCCTTTGCGCGTTCACCCAAACGAGGCAGAGCTTCGTTGTACTTTGCCACCAGCTCAACGGTTGCTGGGTCCTTCTTCAGATCGTTCAGCGCCTTGCGTGCTTCACGCACACGCTCTTGCGCAGCCAAATCGGTTTTTGCTGGTTTGATTTTGGCCGCCGCTTCTAAAGCATCGAGCTTGCCGCGCAACTCATCGTAGGACTGCTTGATGTTGTCAAGATACTCAGGCGTCTTCTTGAATTCTTCTTGGCGTGCTTTCTCGGCTTCTTCCAAACGCGCAGCTTCTTCTGCTTTGCGTTTTTCTTCTTCGCGTCTAGCTTTTGCTTGCACATTAGCGGTTTGACCGCGTTCAACATAACGGCCAGCAGGGGCCAAGGTGCCGCCAAGGACAGCACCACCAATGAAGTTGTCGAAGTATTCGGAACGAGCGGCTTCGTCGCCAATCGACAAGCCTGCTTGTAAACGCTCGAAGAACTGCTGACCAGCTTCGGTCAAACCTTCAACGCCAGCGGTTCTCAGTGCACCAACGCCATAGTCTTTGAGGATTTCTTTGGTGCCTTGTTTGGCGATCTCAACAGCGGCTTTCTCAGAAACATCTTTGCCAGCAGCAGCAAAAATCTGACGGATACCCGGCATCATCTTGAAGCTCAGCATGTCCAACGCGGCTTGTGGGACAGCTGCGGCAGCCGCACCGCCCAGACTTGTTTCGCCGAGCTGTTTGCCCTCTTCCATCTGGCGTTGCAAGTTGGTGCCAGTAAACTGCGCCAACGAAGCCAGACCTGCGGCAGCCGTGCCAGCACCGGCTATGGGAGCGGCAGCGCCTGCGGCACCAAGCGCCAAGGGCGCGGCCATGTAGGGCAACGAACCGCCAAGAAGTTCTAAACCTTTGGTGACGGGGGCTTCACCCCAAGTTTCAGTAGGCTTGAAAGTCTTTTGCTGGTACTTAGCCTCTTCCTCCATGATTTGCTTGGCACGCTCTTCGTCCAGCAAACCTGTGCGCCCAGCCAACGCTGCACCTGCACTCTTGAGACCTGAAACCCCTGCTTTCAGCGCGGGGGTAAAACCGGACTCCGGCGCTGCCTCTGGCTGCACCGGCATCCTCGGACGCATCATTTGTTGCGCTAACTGCGCCAGCTCTCTAGCCGCCTCCGTGTCTCCTGCTGCATCTGCTTTTTCAAGGGCTTGAAGGACTTGGCTGAGTTCCATGATTTGTTCCGTAATTTTTAGGGGACTGACACCCCGTACTTCTTCAGCGCAGCTAACTGCGATGGGGTGGCACCGGCAGCGGCTTGCTGACCTGCCATCATTCTAAAGTAAGAATCGAAGTCGTTGTTAAATTCTTGACGCAACATTGGCTCCGACGACCACTTGTTGATGGCGGCTGTACGGATAGAAGAATCGCCACGAGCCTCTGGACCCATGAGTTGCGCGTAGTTTTTGAAGCCTTTGGCGGCTGCGCTTGTTGGGTCGGCCAGCGAAGCAAACAGACGCTCTTGTGCGCCGGGCATTGAAGCGACTGCTGCTTGTGTGCGGCTCTGCATCTCTTGCGCGGTCAACTGGCCCAAAGTCTGGGTTTGCTGGTTCATGATCTGCGCCAGACCAGTAGCGTAACGATCGTCGCGGCGAGCTTGGTGATCGTTGAAAGACTTGAGCGCGTCTTTTTTGCCAGTGGCTTCGTACTGTTTCAAAGCCATCTCTGCCTTGGTGTTTTCTTGCGTGGCTTTGCGGAAGTCCTTTAGGGCTTCTTTGTAGCTGCCGGCACCGGTGGCAAAGCCTTTGGCAATGTTCTGCAAGGCGTTGGGGCCCGACTCACCCGCCGCAGCCAAACCGCCCTGAATGAGCGCCATGTAGAAGTCTTGCTCTTTGTCTGATTTCAGACGAGAAGTTTCCTTGTCGATAGCGGCCTTTGCTGCGTCCATGTAGGGCTTGTCAATGTCGGCTATCTCCTGCATGGCTTGCTCTTTAGTCTGAGCATTACGGTCGATGGCTTCTTTGAGTCTGGTTTCGTTGGCCTTGGCTATGTCTGAGAACTTTTTCTCGTAGCCTGTTAAGGATGGCAAGCCAGCAGTGGGTGCGGTTGTTTGTCGTGCAGCAGCATCGGCAGCCGCTTTATCAGCGGCGGCTTTATCGGCATCGGTCTTTGCGGCAGCAGCGGCCAAGCCAGCGGCGTCGGCATCTTTCTTAGCGGCAGGCACCACGGTTGTGTCTGGCACCTTGGGTGAGCCAGCTGGTGGCAGCTTTGTTGGGGAAGTCAATGGCGACTGCGTAGCAGCAAGCCCTGCTTCTTGCTTGGCTTGAGCAATCAACTGGTCTTTTGTTGCGCGGCTGGCGCGTGGCAGTGCTTCAATATCAGCAATACGCTTGGCCAAGTCTGGGTTGTTGGCGGTCTGAAACGGCTGCCCAGTTACCAGACCGGGAATCGAAACCAAATCGCTGGTTTGCGTACCGGCCATGCCGTATGGGTACTTCACAAACCCTTGGTCTTGGAAGCGTGGCACTTCACCACCTTCTTCAAACGCGATGATGCCGCCGCCTGCCATGCCCTGCATGTTAGGAGCGGGTAGTGCACCAATGCCAACTTCTTCGGGCATGGGTTGCGACATCTCGGCCAACTCTTGGTCAACTACTTTAGGCTGTGCACCATGCGCCTGCTGCGCGGCACCGCGAACTTCTTTGCGACGGTTGGACTCAGAGATAGCTAACGCCAAAATGTATGGGTCGTTCTTGTGCATCGAAGCGTATTGCTGCAACGCTTGGTCTGGCATCTTGGCCAGCTGTGAAGTGATTTGATTGACATTGAGCATAGTCTGCCTTTAACCCATGTTGTAGACGGCCAGATCAGCCAAGCCTGCGGGTGCGCGTTTTTCTTTGATCTCGCCGCCACCAGCTTTACCGATGCCGCCCATGCTGTTGGCCATGTTGTATAGCCCGTACGCACCAAGCCCTGCGGTGCCCAAGCCTGTGATCTGCGAAACAGCAGATGGAGGCGCTTGATACATAGTCTGCGTACCTTGAGACAGCGGGATACCGCGCAAGATGTCTGATTGGAACGAGATTTGTTTGAACGGGTAGTTTTGCTCGTTCAAGAAGTCTTGGTATTGCTGCTCAAGCGTCTTTTGTTGGAACTGTTGTTGCTGCGCACCAAGGTTGTACTGCTGGTTCAAGAACTGAGGCATTTGTTGCAAGGCAGTATCAAACGCTGCTTGCGTACCACGCGCTTGAATATCGCCCATCTGGGTAGCCAAATTACGCTCGCGCTCTGCACGCATGATGGCGTCGCGTGAGCCGCCAAAGGCACCGGCTTGTGTTGCTTGTGCTTGCTGTTGTGTGCCTTGGATGCCGGCCTGACGAGCAGCTTCACGCTTTTGGATGTCCACCACATTTTGGTAGTACGGCGACATGAACGCGCCAAGACCTTGCGTATAGGCTTCGGGGCTAGCGTATGCGCCCATCGCTTTGTTTTGCAGGTCCGTAAAGTCGGCCATGCGAGCGCCTTTGTACGGCGTGTACGCTGTGCCTGCGGCAGTCTCCATCTTGCCGAGCATCTTCTCGACATACGGTCTGGCGTATTCTGGGATGGAGGTAGTGGTCTGCGTTATTTGTTGTGGGTCTGCCATGACGACTCCTTATGCTGGCAGCATGCGGCCTGTGTTGACCTGCGGTGCTTGTTTCTTTTTGCCGGTACGCGATTGGCGCACACGGTCCATCATCTTGTAGAGCTGCTTAGCGCCTGCGTCTGTAGAGCCATTACCGAGGTGGGAAACGACATCGGCGGGAACTACGAACTCACCATCGGCCAAGCGTGCGGGTTGTTTGCTGCCAATCATTGCGGGGATGCTGTCAGACATACCGTCGCCGGGGCCTTTGAGCATACGGCCACCATCAGAGTAGCCGCCTAAAGAACCCAAACCGCCGCCAGCCATGCGCACCACGGGATCGTATGCAGGGATTTGCTGCATGTTGGGGTCCATCTGCACATCGCCGCCCATCGCCATCTTCTTGTACTCTGGGCCGGGAGCTTCGTAGGGGGTGCCTTCACTCCAAGTATCTTCAAACCATTTACGCGCACCGGTGTTTTGTCCGGCTTGGTATTTAGCGCCGAGCATGTCTTCGTCACGAACATTTCGGGTAAGCGTGTAGGGACGAATGAGGGAGGGCGGTGCTTTTACTTCATTCAACTTGTTGGCTTGCTTTGCTTCTTCGATGCTTTCGTTGGCAAACGGAATGGCGGCAGCGGCTGCGTTGTAACCAAGACTTGTGCCTTTGGGCATACCTGCTGCCAGCGCGTCAAGACCGCCACCAGTAACAATGTCTTTAGCGCCTGCGTAGGCAAGCTCTGGGTTACTCAGCGCAGCGGTTACGCTGGTCTGAGCGGCTTTCTGTTTAGCGGCCTCAAGCGCTGCTTGGTTTGCAATTTCTTGCTGGGCTACTTGCTGTTGCAAGCCAAGGCGTGCTGTTTCAGCGGCTGTTTGATTGGCTGCCGCTTGCTCGATTGTGCTTTGTGCAGCGGCTTCTTTGACTTTGGCATCCATGCCTGCGTTCAAGGCAGCATCACCCGTGGCGGAAGCGCCAGCACCTGTAAGTCCTGCGTAAAGATTAGCGCCGCCGTAAGCGCCCAAGCCTGAAATTAAACCTTGCTTCAAACTGCCTGTTGAGAGGGCGGCAAGACCGCCAACAGTACCTGCCGCACCAAGTGCAGACATGCCGGCCCAACCTGCGGGGCCAAGGGCTGCGCCCAAAGCCAGAGCACCAATTGGGCTGCTGGTAACTTTGCCTACTGCGTTTTTTAAGCCGCTGAAAAACCCTGCTTCTACCAAACCTGTTTCTGGGTTGATAGTCAACGAGCCGCCTTGAGCGCGTGCAATAGCTTGAAGTCGTGCAACCTCGTCGGGAGCAACGTGCATCAGCATCGAATCGGGACCGCGCCCTTGGGCGGCCATGTGTTGTGCAAGTACTTGTAGGCTCATAGGCGCCTCTTAATTTGGGGGTTATTGAAGTCTATCATGTGTAAAGCGCGGACACAAATGTCGCGGTCAAGATGACAGAGGGAGAAACGGGGTGCACGGGCGCACTACCAGCGGGGTAAGTAGCCAAAACTGTATTGCCTGATTCCGAAGCGTAGTACAGCTGGATGTAGTCGTCAGCGTTGACGGGCAACACGATGTTCCAAGACACGATAGCAGCACCGGGCGAGGAGCCGTGCTTTGATGGAACCGCTTGAATACCTGCGCTATACGCAACATCGGTGCCGTTTTGTTTCCACCAGAAAGTCGTGTTGTCGTCTGACGATGTGAAGTTCAAAAGCTGTGCACTGAACTGAATGTTGTAGTACCCCGCCACATCAAACACCACCTTGGAATCAGTCACAGTGTCAATTGCCACGCCGTTGCTGGCGTCCGTTGTGTCAAGCGGTACAGCAATAGAAGTCGTAGCGGATGCTACGCCCAAGGCTTCAGTAACCGCTACACCTATGCTGTGAGAAGTGTTGGTCGTGCCATACACGCCACGCGTGATGCCTGTGAATGTAGTGGCTGTTTTGCCGGTGTAGGCAACCAGCTCAGAGCCAATCAACAAATGCCCAGCCGAAGCAAACAAGTCAGTGGACACTACCTGAATAGGCGTTGTAGACACATTGGTCATGGCCCCGGTCAGCGTGGTAGCGCCGTCTTGGTGAAACGCACCGTTGGGGAATTTGAGCAGCGCACCACCGGTGTTGGTGGTAAACAGTTGGTTGAAGTTGTCGAGCTGGTTGAAATACAAACGCAAGACATTGTTGAACTGCTCTTGATACTGCGAGCTGTAAGCGGCTAGTGGCGCCAACGGTAAGTTAGGCGCCTTGGGAGCGATCAGCGGGGCACTTCTAAACAGCGGGAGCGTCATCAGGTATTACCTCTGCGGCCATCAGCCTTGATGTCAATACGCGGTGCGCCCAACTGCCATGTAGCGTCGATCTGGCTCTGGTACATCTTGAACGACATCTGACGACCGCGAACGCGGATGTAGACCTGCCCAGTAAACTGCTCGATAGGAACCGTAGCTGCGCGTGTGACCGTAGCGTAGTTTACACCGCCCTCTGATTGGGGGTCGTTGTAGCCCGAACCTGAGTTCTGCAAAGGCAGCAGCGTCATCACGCATGCAGGCGACGCAGTGGTAGACCCACGGAAAGTCACATCAGGAATCAAGCGCCACACGAAACCAAAGTTGTGGCCGTCACCAATGTCAAACTCAGACGAGGTGATGTAAGACTCGATGGCCGTAATTGTTCCGGTCTCGTTGTTGTTCAACCCGTTTTCGTGGTTCACGATGTTGTTGCTGTAAGTGGCTGCTACAGGGTAATCCCTTATAGATGTGTCGAGCCACGCAGTGCGTGCCATTGTGCCGTAGTACCAAATGTCCTCTTGGTAGTTGTACACCACATACTTGTCGACGGTGTTGGAGTTGGCCGAGCAATAGAACCACCACACCTCGTTAAAGCCTTCGTTGGTGCCAGCAAAAATCTGGTCGTACTGGAACTGATTGATGTCGTTGAAGATGTACTGGCGCAAGTCACAACGCAAAGTCTGGATGCGACCGTCGTATTTGTAGAACTTGTCGATGCCCATCCAGTAAGCCACGCCCGATGCCAGCGCAGTGGCGTTCTCGCTCACAATCGAAATATTGTCGCCCAAGAGCTGGTTGCCCCACACATAAGGGGGACCAAGGTACTGCAACGAGTACAGAGACGAGTCCGTCCACACCAAGATTTCTTGGCGCACCTGCATGGCAGTCACAATTTCGGAGCCGTGCGACAAACGCACGCTGCCGGCTTGGTTAGTGATCTGGGGATACCAATTCACCACTGATTCTTGGTCAGACCAGCGAATCAACATCGGGTCTTGTGTGGTTGAGCCAATGTCATTGCAACCAAACGCAAGCGTGAAGCGGCTGGCATCAGACACCAAGATGTAGTTCTGCACCGTGGGCGCATCAGACGCGCCCGCCAACTGAGTGATGTTGATGCCCCGTGCTGATACACGGTGTGTGCCAGACTGCGTGCCAGAGGTGTTGATGCTCGCGCCGCCGTAGGTAGCGGACAGGTTGCATGTCGTGCCCGAGGCGTTCTTTACGAAGTAGGTGGTGTAAGGCAGCAAGCCTGTTGGCAGTTTACCGGTGGTTTGTAGCTGGATGGCAGTACCGTCCGGCAAAGCGGCACCGAGGGTGACGACAGCAGGGGACGCGATTGTCACCGTGAAAGAAAGCCCAGTAACCGTCTGGTACGCGTTCCAGTAGTA